CAGGAAGGTATTCAGTTATCCAAAGGTAGATATGACCTATAAAACTGAATGTTTGTATTATATACATCCCGGTTCCTCGTTAAAATTAAGCCAAAAAGTTTGCTTCCGATCCAATCGGAAACATTTAAAAATGCTTAATTTCTGATTGGAACCGACGACAATAAAATTGCCGTGTCGTGGGCTTTCACGACGTCCTTGGAATTATACTCATCACGAGATTTGTCAGTTAACGTACTGATAAACGCTAGTATGTTAAAGTCTTACTAGACTATGGTGGGATACTTTCAAGGTACACAATAGGCGCACCAATGAACATCCCCAGTGTGAAATCCTCACCTGCAGCACAATAAAGCTGATGAGACATAACTACTGCAGCTTCTGGTATGGATTCATAAGAATATTTCCAACAAGGCTTATACACAGTTTCTGGATCACCTGTAAAATGAGTTAACATTCGTGCAGGTAAAAATCGGCGACTTGTGTAATAAGGAATTTCAACTGAAGCAATGGGTTCAACACGTGGGTCCATAATCTGAGCACCTTCTTGTGCATTAACAAATTCATCGAAACCAACGTAATAGGTTTGTAAACCTGCTGCTGTGTCTTTGGCTGGGACAGACTCAGAAATATTGGAAGGAGTGCAACCCGAATAACGGGTGACTGTAATAGGGCTACGAATATATGAACAACATTCTTGACCAACAATAGAAGTTTTCCATCTAATACTGCCTCTCCATCCAACAAATCCTGCTGAAATGAAGCGCAAAGGGGTCATGAAACCATAAACATAGGGTTTACCTGAAACAACCTTTGGTACAGAAGTAGGAGCACCATCAGCATACTGGGCATAACCGGGTTCAAGTGGAAAAGCACCTCTTTGAAAAGCAATGGCAGAAGTATATCCTCCGCCAGTTGGACGCATTGAAACCACTTCAGACATGGTGAAACGTTTGAGCAATGTTCTAAAAGAACGAATAGATTCACCCATAAACACCATGTTTGTAGGGGAAGTAAGTGAACTCATGTCAGCCAAAGTGTCAGCATGCTGGGTTGCTTCAAAAGTGGTTGCATCTTGTGTTGGAACAGCTGAAACAGGTAATTCAGCAGATTGAGGAACTACAGCATCCACATCACCATGAGTCCTAAACCTAAGTCTAGACATTGGTCTATTTGTGGGTGCTGCAACTTCAAAATCAGGTCCTGCAGCAACAGAAACGACAACATAACAATCATCCACTGATGAACTAGGGTTAGTCAACTCATTCATTACATACACACCAATAACTCCATTTCCACATGTGTTAGTGGAAGAATTGTAATTCAAAGGAGTGATAGCATGTAAAGGACCAATGCCATCAAAAATAGCATTGTGTCTGTATGAAGAGGGCTGGCCCCAACCCACAGTGATCTCAAAATCTTTGGTTTCAGAAATATCGACAACTGTCTGATAGCCTAAGTTATACTCAGGAGTAATGCGCGTTGGATCATTGGTAGTGACTTCAATTTCAGGGTCATACACAATACGAATACGACCTTTATGCAAAGCACTACAAACAACTTGAAAACGATACTTTATGGAACCTCGCCAATATTGAAAAGGCAAAGCTGCAAAACATGAAGCAGTCATCGTCAAGCGAGGAATGTCAGGAGCAGATGCACCATAGATTTCATGGTAAGCAGGGTCAACAATCGCATTCCACAATATCGTACCAGCTGGAGAGGAATTTCCAGAAGTCCATGTGAAAGTCGTAAGATAACTTTCAGTAGAAGCAATATTGGCTATCTCCATTTCATCTTTGTTAGACAAACCAAATGCACGAGGATCAATAGTTAACTCCTGTTTGGGATCAAGCGAAAGCTTGTGAGAATCATCTTTTCCAGCAGAAGTAGCCATGTCATGAGTTGTCTTTGGAACAATGATAGTTCTCTCAAGTTCAACTGGCTTAGAAAATCCAAACAAAGCTGCAATTGCGGAAGCCGCTGATGCTGCCAATGAAGTTGCTCGAGCATAAGGACCAATGATAGGTGCTGAAGACAATTTGTTCATGGTGGTTGCAATATTTGTAGCTCGTGCAGAAAACACTCTGTTAGAATATTCATCTGATTGAGGAGCAATACCATCAACATTACATGTGGTGGGTCCAGACAAAACGACATCGGTAGCCCAAGCCAAAACAGAAATTTGGACATCAGTTGTTCCTCCATTTGCGTGACGCAAAGGAGTAACACCAACGATATCATAAGTACCCATTTCGTCAAACTCTCCTAACGGTAAATCCAACGCATTGTTATGCCAAAGAAATGGTAACTCCAAATCTCCGCCTTGACTAGTAGTAGGATTCAGCCACAAATGTGGTTTCTGGGAATTATTCACCAAATTCTGCAATGGTAATGGATTTAATCCACCAGATCTACCAACTTTATCATAATTGTGCAAAGGATTGTAATATAACATAGCACGACCATAATGAAGAGGAGAACCATTGATCAAAACCCTAAGGTGCAACTTAGCTCTCAACAATTTAAAATTGGAGATCCTATTGCTAACCCTGGGATTCCGGAAATAAGAAGACCATGGATTCACGTTTGAAGACAATATGCCTGCTCCATTGCCAACTTGCCATTCAGTAAAAGCTATCAAAACTGGCCTAGAAAAGAAATTATTCAAATCCAGGTCATTCTCAATTGTTTCATTGTGAACATCATCATACTGAGACGATACTGCAACAGTAGCCCCAGGAGAATAATCGTGAAAAGTGACATTTTGAGTAGACAACATGTTTCCAGTAGGCAACTCTGATGCTTGAGGTTTGATTTGATTTGAAGTGTCATACGTGAAATACTGTGTATAAGGACAACAGTACGAATTCCCATGTGGAAAAACGTATGTAACTGGTATCAAACCAACAGGCAAATCTTCTTTTGACTGAGGAACAACTTCCTCCTGTGTTTGTGGATCCAAAGAAAAATGAATTTCTTCTTCAGGTTGCTCCATTCTCTTCCTGTACGTTTCAGTCATATCGTACAGGGTATAGGCGACGACTACCACTAATAAAACTGATAATCCACTCGCAATGTGTTCAATCGCACCATCCAGTGCTGAAGGAAAATTATAGACATCCTCTATGTCTTGGGCCTCTTTTAGA